TTTCTGTGTCGTACATTCCACCGATGATTAGATTTATGATTTCCTTGTACTGTATCGACGGGGCAAACTGAAGGTTCCCGGTTCCGCCATCCTGAGCGCCGCCATCACCGCCCACCCCGCCACTGCCTCCTATAGAGGTATTAGTGAAAGCACCTGGGCCTCCTGGAGAACCAGGTGAGGTAGCGCCAGTTACTCCATTGCCGCCGTTGCCAGAAGCGCCAAAATACGTTCCACCACTGTGGTTACCGCCATTGCCACCTGTTTGTACGACTGCGGGGACCCCGTTGCAGTTGACTCTGCTGGTGTCCATGATTGTAATTTTTTTTGTCGCAAAAAGCTTGTAGCCGTGAGTGGTGAGTATCCCTCCGTTGCGTACGAGGACAGTGGTATGATTGGCATCCGTTGTTAGGGCTCCTGGTCCCCCGTTTACGTCTAATGCGCCATCGGCGCCACTGCCGAATATGAAATTTGAACTGAGATTGAAATTAATTGACATTAGTACAAAGGTCCTTCGGTCATAACGGTTACGGTACCGTCGTGCCACAATATACAGTATTGGTCTCTACGGTTTGGCGATGCGATACCGTTATGCCTCATAAAACGCTTCGCTCGGATGTCCTCAGTCGCAGACGGCGCGGGGGTCGCTGGGAGTACGTTCCCATCGATATTTCGCATTCCAATCGCGCCAATACCCTCGACGATTAAAGCGGTCTCAATGTCGGTCCCGCCAAAACTCCGTACGTTCAGAATTCTGGAAGTAGTTGAAGTGTTGTGATTGACCGTAGGATTCTCAATCTTGAGAGCAGAACGACCGTTCGCAAACGTACCTGTCCCCGATATGATGGTCTCGTACAGTGCGTCAATGCTGGAAATTAAAACGTTGTGGTCACCGGCAGCAGTGCCGCGACCAATAACGATGTTACCCGCTAGTAAATTTGTAGGAGAGACGATGTCGACGCTATGGCTAATTCCGGAAGCGGCTAATAGCCCGCTAGTAATAGACCCACTGTTTATGAGGCTGACAATTGCAGGAACGTAGGCAACGCCTGCGAGTGCTGTAGGCTGAGCTGACAGCCTGGTTACCCCGTGGATGCCGGTGGTAGCAGTAGGCACGCTCGAAGAGCCTACGGGCACGTTACGCCCCCTGATGACATACCCCGTCGAGGTCTTCACCACGAACACCCAGCGCTGCCCAGGGCGCGACGAAGCCCCTACCGTTGCCAATGTAGCCTTTTGGGGAGGCAGAGCATTGACTCCAGCACGGTTTTGGGTGCGGTCCAAATCGACGTAGAGACACTCTCCCTCGGATAGGTTTGTGAGACCGGCAGAATCCGTCAACTGGTCTGCTATTTCGTTTTTGATTCCTGTCGAGTTGTCAAAATTGAAAATACAACCACGCCAATGCAGGTGGTCACCGCCCGTCACTTCGTAGTGTTCCCCGGTGCCGATAAAGACAGGCCCCTGGTTCCCGAAAAAAATATTCCGGTCAGAGTTCGGGCTGTACCAGTATTCGCCACCACCAATTTCCCAAATACGGGTCATGGCGGCATTTAGCCAGTCTTTGAGGCTGAAAATGGACCTATCTCCGGCAATAGAGGCTAGGAGAGGAGAGACCTCGCTACGACCTCCTGGCCAGCTATAGGGGCTCACGGCTGAGGGGGAGGACCCTCCGACACCTAAACGGAAAAACAGGTTCCTGGCGTCGACTATGAGAGTGACGAGGTTAGATGCATCCGTCGTGATTTTAGCGATTGGACATACGTTTGGGGTATTCGAGAAATCAGCAGTTGAAATCTGGATGATATAATCGAGTACCCTGGCCAGCGGGACTTCAATAGGCGTCTCAGAGTTTGTGTCTGGGTCAATAAACTGGACTATGTCTGACGTAGTATCGTCGGCATATCGGTGTAGGTCGATACCTACAAAATTGATTGAATTAGGGGTAAATGACCCACGCACCCTGATGTTGGTGCTATTTAGCACCTCTATGGGGCGGTCTTCGGGGATTCTGAGGATGGAGCCTGCCTCGGTCGCTTCGTAATGGATTACCGAACCGGCGGCCACGTTGATTTTGAGCTGCTCTGCGTCAGCGCCAATTGCACCAGTCAGAATGATGTCAAATCCCGTTGCAATGGTAGGCAGTTTCCCCGCCATTACGACACCCACTAGGGAGTCAAAATCGTTGGCCACCCCAGACTCTATAGCCCTCAGGTGGGGAACATCTACACGTTGCTGTCCTAGAAAATTCTGTTGTCGTTCTGAGGCCATAAATATTAGTATCCGCTCAAAAAAAAGATTGCTATTGGGGGTTACGCTCGCCTGCGTCATTGCTCCAGTGTAGGCCGGTGAAGGATATACTTCCCATAACGTACCCTCTGCCGACTTTCCACGATTGGGATACCACCGAACATCTGTCTGACCTAAAAATGGTAGTATCTGACAGTTTGTCTATCACTAAAATGGAAAAATACTTTTCCATCGTCGAATCGCCCCAGGCCCCTGCTAGACCTGCTGCCTCGATTCCCCCGTCTCCGTGCATCTTAAAAATAGTCATTGACGCCTGTACTTCTCGGCTGGTAGGGATTAGCTCTACTGGAGAGAGCCAGTCAACGCAGTGCAGTTGTTTTTTGGGGGTAGAGACAGACCACGCCAGGTCTGCTACTCTCCCGAACGGACTGTTATTGAGGTATACGACTACGTGTGCCCCAACTAGTAAACGATTAGCCATTTCTAGATTCCTCTATCTCAAAATCGACGTTATCTCCCGAGAACACAGCAACGATATCGCTCAATTTGTAGGAGTTTTTGACGGGCCTACCTTGACCTCCTAGCCCTCTATCGCCTGGGTAGCGGACGGTGATTTCTAGAGGGATGCCGAAGGCCGATATCCCCTTGATGGTGTTGATGGCCCCAGACCGACCGGCAGACGATGCGGTTAACCAGAAAGCCCCAATCTCGGACGAATCACCAGGAGCGAAGGCCTGGCGAGCAGTCACGAATCTGACAGAGTCTCCAACCTTAACTACCTTGCCGAATTTGAACACACTGTCCAGGACGATGGTCGAGTTCGATATTTTCCCGAGGTACTTTACGGGACCTACCTGGTCCGCCCGTCCAAAATTAAATACGACAAAGGCTGGAGTGTTTGGGAAAGCGGCGGCTTGCCCAGCTCCTACGTCTACCAGACCGTAGGTATGTCCTACCTCCATTTTCATATTTACGGTGGCGGATATATTAGTGACGGTGAAGCCGAATTGGTCATAAACAAACGGACCTGCAATCTCGACCGCTGCCGAGGCACCCACTTTGGTGACGGTTCCTCCCGCAATGGCTGTAGTCGTCCAGAATTTGTGATTAGGGGTATTGAACACTATTGTGCTCCCAAAGGTGCCAGATTGGGCAATATTTTGCTCATTGATACCTCCACCCGTGATTTTTTCTCCAGCCAGAGAAACCGAATAATGATGAGGGGTCGTCGTCTCATATAGAGGATAATTGCCTTCTATATTAACTACCGACCCACCTGGAATCACCAGAGTGTTACCTACCAGACCTCCACCCGTGTGGGCCTTTAATTCTAGCCCCCAATCGCCGGATGCTTTCCCTGTCTCCCATCGCATCGTGGTTAGATTTAGTACCTCTACTTTTTTGGAGGAAAACCCTCCAGAGATATAAACCTTGTGTTCCGCTGCTGAATACCCCATCGCGCAATGCGAGTGGGGGTCGTTCATGTCCGGCAAAGGTGCCCACACACCCAGGTCGGGATTCCAAATCTCTACAGACTTCAGCTCCGTCTGTCGTTGAGAAGAGGAGTGTTTAAAATCATTTGTGGTATTGAACCCACAACCACCAGCCACAATTACTCGCCCATCGGGGAGTTTGACCGACCCGAAGGAGAACCGAGCCGTAGCCATCGGCCCTGTCAATACCGCATTCCCGCTGATGGGGACCAGCTCGCAACTGTTGAGAGGTTTTCCTATTGCGCTGCCGTCGGCATGGGATGGGTTCTCGTGGACCACTCCTACTTCATCTAGATACTGTTCCCAAACTTGTTGGGCGGTCAGAATGGTTGAGGTTATTCCGATTTGGTCGACACACTGAGTATACCGAGCGGTAGGAATCATAACGTCTGTTTGACCCAGAGCCCATACCCCGTTAGTTCCCCCCGAGGGGGCCGTATCCGTCCAACTGCCCGCTACGACTCCGTTGATATACAGAGTAAATGTAGCTGTAGGGGCCGGTGCAAAATACGTTTTTGTAATTGCAAAGTGATAATAAACTGGATAAGGACTGCTCAAAAAGATGGGCATTAACGATGCCATGGTGGCCGTGGTCTTCTTTTCGATTTCTATCCCCGCACCGTGCATCCATCTCACGTAAAATCGGCCATCGTTGATATCAACACCAAACGAGATTAAGGCGTTGTTTGCCTCTAGGACTGATACTGAATTTGTGCCGTTACGTAGGACGCATCCATTGCCGGAAGTCATCCATCCAGAGATGGTATACGCGCCCAACAGAGTAGCATTCAGAGTTGTTTGTCCGGCCCCTCCCACGGAGACGCAAGGGTTGGTCAGATTAGTCCCATACCCGATTTTTCCGGCTAACCTGGCATTTCCGGCGACTGTCACATTGACCGGACCCGCATACTCGACAGCTCCGTGAGCGTCCTCAAAGTCCCACCCAGAGTAGCCCAATGCCGTTCGACGAAAATCGTTTGCCGGTTGACGGCCTCCGATGACCAGCGCCTGACTGTTGCTGATTTTGATAGTGGTGTGATTACATCGAGCAAACTGCAAGGAAAATGCTGATGTCCAAGCTCCTGCTCCGATTTTTTGCTGAATCGAGGTCGATGCCTTGTTGAAAATCGTGACCCCACCTGTGGCCAGTATGGTCGCCCCTAGAGAGATGGCGGACGCCTCGGCCACTGGTGTAACCAGGGTCCCGCCAGTGAGAGCGGTAGCCACCCAGTTCATCGCCAAGGACCACGTACCAACCCAACGCCTAAATATATTTCCTGCACCGTTCAGGACTTCGTGAGTGTCGTCTGTAGCCACAGACAATAAAACTCTATGGAAGCCAGCACGCCCGCCTCCAGGGTTGGCGGCAGGTAGAGAGATAGCGACAGCGCCTAAATAAGAGGGGCGCGTTACCGAGTTGTCGGCATAATTAACTGTTAAGGCTAATGTAGCAAGACCAGCATCGCCAAAAATTCGAAGACCTGATTTTGACGCTATGACGGAGTCTTCGTGAATCACAACAGCGCCGGTAGTCGGGAAGTCCTCCAGAGATATCGCATCAGTAGCTCCCCACGCTGCTCCTCCGTCTCCATTTATCGATGCGGTCAAGTTTGACCTTGTTGCTGCAACGGTTCCACCAATAGTAACCGTAACGTCCCCTCCTGCTCCAAACCCGTAGGTGCGAGTCGTGACTCCGTCAGTAACGGTCAATAGGTGTCCAGATAATGGATTAGACGAGAACCAGATAGGAGTCGCAGCGAGAACCCCTTCCGTATCACTCAGTTGGAGGAGGGAAAGAACTTCCTCCTTGGGTTTGATTTTTGTCGCTACAGCAACGGCAGCAACAACAGCCGGGTTAGCGGTAGTGTTCCCCCAAGGCGTGTTATGGTATCCGCCAATTAAGTAGGGTTTAAGTACTGCACCGCTTTCAGGTATGCTAACGGCCGTCCCTAGGTTGTATTCGGCTGCGACGGTCCCGGTGTACCACTTATAGGAGTGCTGTCTGCGTTTATTCGAGTCCTCTGTCTCCGACACTAGACTAAAAATACTTGCCGTATTTTTCGCAGTAACGGTACCGTTGTTCGCCAGCAGTACTCCTCCGATGCACCAGAGGTCGTTGTCGACATCTATGACATTCTTGAAGTATGTTCCTTCATAGGTGAACCCAAACGCCAGCTTTGAAACTGAACTCAACCAAGACCGACCACTCGCCTCATTATACGTCGAATAAGTGCCAGAGTTTGACTGACTACCAGATGGCGGCGAAGATAACTGAGGAACGAATCCATCAACAATGAAGGAGTCTCCAGGATTTAATAGATGGGCCGAGCCGGTGACAATAGTAGTTTTTCCATCCGGATTCCTACTCAGCGACGAAAAAGGAATCGAAGTGTTCTGATTCAGGTAGGCCGCTTCAAGGTTTTTCCTGCTCACTACCAGAGTGGTGGCGGGGATAGACACCAAGGCCTTACCATTGATTTGAGATACAATCGAGTGGCCAGGGTACTCGTACTGGGTCAGTTTTCTTGGTTCAAAAAAATTGACAGAACTGTATTCTATCTGTGTGATAACCTGGTTGACGGCATTGCGGTTCGCTACCTCTACCCACTGTTGAAGTGTTGAACCATTGTAGGAGTAGTTCACAAACTCTATCTTAAATGCCCCCCGATTCCCTGGATTATACTCCTGACCTAGAATGACGATATAGTCGTCGACTTGCACCTTGCTAAAGTCGTACATAGTGCTAGGGTTGCAGGAGTACCTTGCCCGGCCGTTAGGCAATATCGTAATGGTCCACGACGGAGCGGAAGGTGGAGGGCTCTGAAGAGGTAGTCTGTTGGATGGGAACTGTAGAGCTATCTGGCTCGTCCCGTTCGTGACACGGACGGAGGAGGTCAACCCCATAGAGCCAGAGTAGATTCGTACAGAGTATTTTCCAGTCACGGAGTCTCTGTGAGGCGCTGCAAAACCGCCTGCGTTAGAAACCGATAAGGCACGAGTAATGACCGCAGCTACCTCTTCCGCCGTTGCTCTGCGCAGGATGGAGAAGTCCTGCCTGTTGAATACGACTTCAACGTCGTATTTTTCGTCTATTAGGAGGCGGAGCTGTGCTCCCTCAAACAAGATAAATGGCTCGAAATTTACCGTCTGAGAGAATCCGGTTACTGCGTCCAGCCCATAAAATATCTTGAGGACCTTTAAAAAAGCATCTTGATTTAATTTAGACGATACAGAATTGATGATTAAGTTTCGATAACTGTCATCTGGCATACCGGTTTTAAGCGGTTTGGAGATGCCGTAGTCAGCACCTCTTTTGGCTAGATACCTTTCGATAGCCGTGGAGACAAAAAACTGGTCAAAAGAATTTTTTGCCTGGGTGCTGACGATACAGTCCCCTCTTGCTATACCTGCAACCAAGGCACTCCACCCCGTCTTGTTGCGGTAGCCGGGGTTAAAAAGGCGGTTCACTAGGTCGATGCAACCCGAATAGTCAGAATCGGAATCCGGCAGACCTATCAGGGAGGTAGACCCACTAGCCCCTAAGCTGATGGGGTCCTGAGCCACTTCCGTCAGGACGAAGGCTACGGAATTTTGGTCAATCGTGTACGGAGGGATGTCGGAGGATTCGACCGTCGTAACAACCGAAAGGGTGTAGTTACCAGGGACGAGGTCGCCGAAAAGTCCTAGGTCGATGACCTCATTATCTCCGACAAAAACGGAGGCAATCTGGATTGGGACGTTGCCGGAAGGTCCTGTCAAGGTCCAGTTCGCGACAACATTTCCTCTAGAAGAAGAACCACCGGTACTGACATTGGGCTCCCTGTTGAATCTAGCCCTCACTCTAGAGGGTGTGGGTAGCTCTACTGATTCGAGAGAGAAAAGGTATGAGACAAGCAATCCTTCTGCGTATCCGGACGTAGAAATATGCTGATTTGACCCGTATCCAGATGAAATTATTAAAGGCAATATGGCTCCTTAGACCATCCAAAGATTAGGGGCAAGAGAAGTCGCCCTATGGAATGCCTTGGCCCTCGTTAAAAGTCTGAGACGGTATGATTTCTACTATACTGCCCAGTTCGTCGATTTCCATGCTGGGGATAGAAGCCTCCGCGTATTCTATTTCGTCGTCATAATCTTCCGCTTCCCATGCTGTGTACGTTGGCATAATTAATTAACCTATAACGCGCTATTGTCCCAAAAACACAAGGCGATTTTATTTGAGTTAGCAGAGCCAATTTCCAATCGGTCTCCAGTCACCGTCACGGTGTATTTGTCGTTTGTGCCTCGCGAAGTGTTATTGTTGACGCGGAACAGCGTGCTGCGTCCTTTATATCCACCTGCGCCTCCGACTGTTTTAGTCCGTACCCAAGATGGAGTGACCAAGATGTCCTTATTGGCCTCGAAGGCGTTCCCGCTCAACTGCGTGTGGGCGTTGTTATCTGGGATGGTATTATAGAGGCCGACACCCAAGAAACCAGCGGGGAATTGGCCTTTCGGTCTACCATTTGCTTGACCCTCAAGCGAAGCAATCCCAATAGCGGTGCCAGGGGCACCGCCATTCATGCTCATAAGTATGAAGGGGTCGTTGTCGGTAGCATTCGCTCGACGGCAGGCATCCATAAACCAGAAGTTTTGGATAGTATTAGCTCCTACGGAACCAGTCCAGACCCAGGAAAAATTTTCCGCAGCTCCTCCTACTAGTAGGTGGCCCGTTCCGGGGGACGCGGTGTAGGTGTTTACGGCTTCCCACGTAGGGGAGGCCGGAGTGCCGCCACCACATATCATTAGTTGGTCTGAAAATGTCGGGCAAGTGTTCGCGTTAATCGACCCTAGGGCCGCAGTCCCTCCAGGAGAATAAACAAAACGGGCCTGAGTGGAAAGGTCGTCTCCATTCTGCAATACTATTTGGCGACTCCCAGAATAGGGAGAAGTGCCGCCGGTAGGCTGTTGAAGGCAGACCCAGGCGCGAGTGTTATTATACCCATTGGCGCCTGAGCCGTTCCCTGTAATCACGTCAGAACCAGAAGCCGACAGAGCATTTCCGTCTCCTGATGCGACTACTGTCCAACCAGCCGCCTTGAGCCCCGTTTTTAAGGCGAACAACTGTTGCCCAAGTATGGAGAAGTCCGTGAGGTTTGAGTGAGCTACTGTCCATGCCATATTTATACCCTATCTCTTTCAAAAACTGTACTAGTTGAAGGTGCTCCTGTACCGTCCTTCAGGTCGAATCTAATGAGAACTGTTGTTCCATCGTCATCATATACTACTAATCGATTGGCTTCTGCGCCTGTTGTGTGGATTTGCCAGTTGTTTTTTGCGACTTGGGAGGCAAGGTGAAATTCTTCCACGGAGACCGAGCCGTAACTGGTTTTAAATTCACTACTAGCCGCACGTATAATCAACATCAGCGACCCAATCAGGTTGGTGTCCGTCAGAGGGACGGTAACGTGGTACAACCCTGGAGCCTTAATACTGTCAATTTCGTGCCAGGTAGTCCCATTCACCAGTGTCAAGCTGACGTACGTACCGTTTGATTTTATCACACCTATCTTGCCGACACCTGTAGTGTCGTCCAAGTTTGTTGCCGTCATGGCGGTGACGGGAAGATTTGACGCGTTTAGCAGAATAACGGGGATTCTGACTGCTTTATCTTTGCGGGCAATTAGCATAGTTGGTCCCTAAATAGATTACTCTCCCACGAAACTCACCAGAATATCGCTATCGAAATTCACCACCAATGGTTTTTCGGACGGGCCTACCTCGATTACGTCCGAACTGGACGAAAATGTCGGAGAGACGATAGATACAGCCACAACTCCCTGAATGTCCGCGACGGCAGCAATAATATCGGACAGAGAAATCGACACCCCAACTGGCGATTTATTGATTACAGACGCGGTGGCAGACTTGACCTGGTTGGTGAGGTCTGAGCTAACCAGTCCGGTTTTGGCCCGGATTGCCAACGCTACGGAGACCCTCTTGACCAGGGGACCGCTAACCAGGATTTGAGCACCATTGCTGCCGTACCCTTGGTAGGAAGAGCTGTTTGGGTCACCATAAATAATCCTGTTGGCTTCTCCGATGAGGCCTGTCGAATATCTGTAACCGTCATTGCCCTCATTAATACCACCTGGGAACTGCAATTTGTCCAGGGCGGTAATGACCGAGCCAGCAGAAGCGGAGCTGAGGGTATACCCGAATTCGGAATCGAACTGAACGTCTGCGTATTCCGAATCGGTTCCGTTTGGAGTCACACAGATGATTTTCTTGAAGAACCGAGCGGGGAGCCCTTCTCTCAACTGTACTAGACCTGTATCGGTACCGAACGCCAATGCAGGAGAGACGATTGCAGGAGCTTTTTGCGACGTGTCGACACGTATCACCGCCGTCGAAAACTGTTCGCCACCAACAGTGGAAGTACCGACCTCCGACACCTTCCACGTCTGCCTGTTCGCAGAACCAAACAGAGGAGTAGATACCTGCCAAGTGTCACCAGGAATGGTAGATGATTTGTCTAGGGTCTTGATTTTGCAAATAGAGATTTCCTCTATTGCTGTAGGATTCTCAATCCATATAGTTATTTCGGTTTCGTTTTCCGTGGCTCTGACAATCCTAAACACTCCCTTATTAGCCAGCGCGATAGGTAACAGGTCGGACCGGTTCAGCACTGGCGCTGTCAGGTAGATGAAGTCCCCTTCCTTGGCCTGGGCAGGCAAGGTAGGAACCGAGAAGGTATTAGAGGCTAGAGGGATTCTAATAGCTACAAAGTTTCCTACCTTTTCGATTTCCACGCGGCATTCGTCCAGCGTCTTGACGACCACGAATGGATTGGCGCTGAAGGTCCACAAACCTGTAGAGTCTACGGCGGCAGTGGTGCCCGAGTTCCAGAAGCTGGTTTTCACCAGCGTATTTAGGTTGTCGATGGCAACCCACCGACCACCAATCAGACCATCAGTCTCTCCGCGCTTGACCGTGTTGTAGAAGCTTGCCTGATTACCTGCACGAGGGATAAGTGCTCCTGAGCCGAATATGGCGGCCGTAGTATTGTTCGCTAGTCCCCCCTGGATTTCTACCGACCCCAGACTACCTGGGTAAAGGGAGGCTATCTGGACGCGATTCCCGTCGTCCGAGTCGGCGACCTCCGCTACGCTAAACAGACCGCTAATAGCAGGAGTCTGTAGCCAATTAACCACATTCGCCACGGTCACTGGAGAGATTCTCACGTCCTCGTTAATCCAGTCAGAATCGGTCTGCAATCCAGCAGCGATTGCATCCTTGAGGAGGAACTGCGTATTGTCTGTAATCAATAGGGGGTCGATAGTGCGCTGAACGTAGTTCACGCCATCAGTCAGGTTGTAGCTTGCGACCTTGTCGTTGAGTTCATCCCATGTCGCTCTGTCAATTACTCCGAGGCCTGTACCGATGACAGTCCCACTGATAGGAGACTTCCCCGTAGATGTTTGGAGTGCGTTGACCGACGCCACGATGGCCGAAACAGCACCGGTAGGAGCGCCGAATAGAGAAATGTCGGACGTATCAATTAACTGAGTCCACACTAGACTTGTTTGAGCACCAGCGGCAGTGAGGTCTAGTGACCGACAGCGTAAGTGTTGTCGACCTAGGCTGGCGATTCTCATCGTATTATTTACGTACGCAGCAGGAAAATAACCGCTGTCCAGACGGCACAAGTCTCCTACAGCTACGGTCCCATCCCAAGCAGTTTCTCCCGTGCTATCGTAGGACAGAGTCCCTGGGGTAGCGGTTAGAGTATAAGCAGAAGTGTTATCATTGAGAACGCCTGCTGGTATGATGATATCTTGCTGACCGGTGCCTGCGTTAAATGCACCGACAGAGCTAATTGCAAAGCTGCCGCTAAACAGAGTGGTAGGAGCAGGGTTAGAGGCCTCGAACCACAGGACGTTACCAGCCACTAGACCGGTACTCTGTGGTCCGTTTGCAACTACGCCGTTGTTCGGCATTTGAATTCGTAGACGGGTTGTGCCTCCTATGCTGGAACGCTCTACCTCGACTACGGAAAAACCGGAAACAACATAAACGTCCCACACGCCTGCGGTTTGGTTGCACCGAGCTACTGCTACATTGGACGTTGCATTTATCGCAGAGCCTGTTTTTGCCGGACCCGACCCCAAAACGATATTGGCGAATACTTTTTGAACGCCTGCTAGGTCGTTCGTGACACTGGTCTGCAATTGCTCCGTTGTTACGTCTACGGTGGCGTCTGGCAATGCCGGATAGTAAATCTTACGACTGCGGAGTTACCGTCTGGCCCGTGGCGGTAGAATCGCCACAAGGTAGACTTCGCAGCGTCAGCCGAGTGCGACTTGGCGCGAGCCTTCATGTAGACTGCGAAATCATTGAAGTCGTACTCTATCCCAAAACTCCTGGCCAGTGGAACTGTTCCGCCGTCGTAGTCCGAAAGCTCTACTTGAGAACCGTACACTACTCCAGCAGGCTTCAGTCGGCGCCACATTTGGATTGGGAAACGCCCAGATGTTAGGTCCCTATTGATGACTGCTGTTAAATTGTCCCGAGGTCCGATTGCAAATGGGGCTGCAAAAACAACAGGGGCAGTAGCGCCTAACTCAGCCTGTAGCGTCTCTCTTAGACCTACGACCAATCTAGATGTAGACTGAGGTTCTATCGCGGCCACGGTGACAACTGTCGACCTTGTGTTGCCGTACTCTCTGACGCGAGGGTCGGTCCCGGCGGTGAAGGCAGTCTGCCACCAATACGGATTCCTACCTCCAGTGAGGCGCTTCAGTCCAAATACGATTGAGGTCGAAGCCGGTGGGCTAAACCCGAGTGCGGAGGACGAGGGGAAATGGTAGGTCTCTTGGGCATCTGCGGTATGTGCCGACGCCGCCTTGCCCATATTGTTGATAACCTTGAAGTCGTGAGGGGTTCCGATACCTCTGCTCGACTCGACCGAGGCGAGATGCCCCGTCAAGTTGCCTTGGGTCCCCACCTCGATTGGCAATGCAGTGAGGTTAGTCGACGAGACTAGACTGATGTCTCCTTCATCGTCGTAGCTGTTCGTCTCTATCCTAATTTTCGATGTCTGAAAAATCGAAGAAGTGGTTCCTTCGATTTGAGCATTTAGTTGAGTTATGAAGGTCGGGGCCGTGTAATTGATGGCGGCCGGAATGACCGCTTTGTGAATTTCGTTGAGCGAACGGACAAACGTGATTCCCTTGTTGGGCAGGGGCAGAGAGGTTAGATGTCTTGTGTCGTCAGGCACAGACCAAGCCGATGAAGTATCGACCCACATTTCGCCAGTAGCTACAGCCAATGAGAAACCACCGCCAGCTCCTGCGCCCTGCTTGCTAATTCCACCACCGAACCAGACGTTATTTGCATTGGGGGACGCAGGGGTCCCGGTGAGGGCGATGCCCATAATGGACGCACGTTCTACTCCGCTATTATAGAAGCCAGTAGCAATCGTAGACCACGTCTCTGTACTGCCGTCGAATTTTTTATGTCGAATAACTCCTGTCGAGATTCCGTCATGATAAAACCCGCCATAGGCAATGGCTACATTGTTGACACTCGGCTTAATCAGGCCGTTTCGCTTGTCCTCGAAGTAAAATCCGGTCTCTATCGTCCCTTCCGTTGCCCAGGTATTGGCAGTCGGGTTGTAGAGTTGAAATTTCGTATATGAGGATGCAAATTCCCCACCGGCAACCAGTACCTTACCGGTAGCCGTAGACACCGATGCAGCCCCATGATAGGCACGAATGGTGGTCATCGGGGCCCTGGCGACCCATGCAGGAGCTGCTGGGTTATACATCTCTGTAGTGTCGAGGACACCCCCGCCAAATGTCGAATCGGCGCCGCCTGTGACGAAAACCTTATCTATTTCTGTACCTGCTTGGATTCTAGTCGCTCCGTGAGCTGCCCGTGCGGCTACCATCGTGGTAGGGTTAATAAAGGTGTTTGTAGCTTGATTGTATTCGACTGCCGTATTCGTTGTGGCAGTCGGGAATACCGAGACTCCGCCCGCAATCAAAACGCGTCCCGAAGTGAGCACGGTCGCTGAATGTTCGGCGCGTGCTACTGCTAATACCGGCCCTGCCGTCCAGAGGTTGGTTGTAGGGTCCCAAATCTCAGAGGATGCTAGAAGGGCGCCGTTGAGGTTGTACCCACCTACGACGAGAACCTTGCCGTCTGGGAGTAGCGAAGCCGTATGGTGAGCCCGAGGAGTAATCATCGGGCCAGTGGTCGTCCAGGTGGTGCTGTTGACTGTCAGGGCGTCAACATTCGGGTCGAAAATTTCGCACTCACCCGTGGGGGATTTCCCATAGTGAATCCACACAGATGAAGTATCCCCCGACCGAGTGTATCCACCAGTGATGAGGATTTTTGATTGTTTGGCGACAGCGGGCGCCAATGCTACGGCCGCTCCGTCGATACGAGCAGCACGCATCTGGCGCTTCTCGACTACGACTCGGTCTAGTAGGTTGCATTCTACAACCCTCCATGCATTTCGCAGTGTACTAGGTAGGTTGGTTGTCTCTGACAAAACCATCCAGTCGCCTGGAGAAACATTTTTGAAGGCGTCTGCCGTATTGGCGGTCATCCTTATATGGTTGGAAGAGTTAGTGATTCTCACAACGTCAGCCGTCATCAGTGTCCCTGCTCCCACGCCATGAGGCACAAAATAGGGGTCAGCGTCGACGAGGAACCACGCCTGGATATCCGTTGCGACCGTTGTCACAGGGATAGATGGCGTTTCCAGAAAACCTCGCGTCCAGGTAGTACCAAGTGTAAGCGAGTCGTTGGCCTCTAGGGACTGATTAGTAAAAATCTGCCCCGTACCCCGGTCCAGGAAATAGTCATTCGACTGCCCGGCAGAGGTGCCAACCAAAAACATAGAATTAGATACTAGCGTGCCGCCAGATATGTAAATCTTGGAATTCGTGTTTCTTCCTAGGTTTGAGGTCAGTGTGAGATAACTGAACTCAATAGATGCGGTGACCCCTGGAACCTTTCGGTTAATTACAAGGGCCCAAGCGGCAAGAGAATTTTTCCCTACTGTTGTATAGCCGGTATTTGCGTCAATAAAGTCTTGATTTGTGAAGGTATAAGTGACTGAAGGTGTTTGGTCTACGGCGATGGTGAGAGTTTGAGACCCAGACATTGAATTCCATACGGAAAATAGTCTGGAAGAGTATGATGCTACGTTGCCGTCTTTTGATAGGAGTCTGTCGTTTTTGTATAGTAGTGTAGTGTATTTTTTTGTGGTGCTGAACAGTAGGGAATCGTTTGCGTCTAGGCCGACCAGGTCGACGACTTGAATATCATCGTTGGTCTCGGATTTTGCAAAAATAGAAACATGCTTGCCACCATCAGAGGTATGAGCAGACCACTTCAGCAGCGGGTCAGAGTTGATGGAGGAGACGACTTCGTAAGAGGACGCCGCCGAAATCGACTTAAATCGACTTTCCTTAAAAAAGTGAACGCTGGTGACTCCACCAACCGAAACAGACAGAGGAGCGCCGTCTACAATGTCGAAAGGGGCCGTATTGGACGACTTGACGGTCGCTTTTTCGACCGGCCTGTTAAGGGTTTGGAATCGTTCCTCTCCACCCGTGGCGGAGTTCTCGATTGTCTCAATACCTACCCCGTCAGAAATTCCTTCGTACCCGCTACCGTCATCGATGTAGACGTACGAAGGCCGGTCAGAGTTCCGCACCAACGAGGCCGAGGCGACCCTTTTGTTTTCATCAGCGGAGACAGCTCCAATGATGGCGTTTTTTATCGAGAGGTCTGTGCCTCTTTGCTTAGAGGAGCGAACCTCTCTGATACGCTGGCGGTAGTTATTGTGAGTCTCGACATCTCGCCCAGAGATAAATGGACTTGGATTGCTGACTGTCGCGCCTACGAATGGGGGACTAGCAGCGAACTCTCGAATCAGTCCGGCAGAGATATTCCCAATCACTCCAGAGACGGTACAGACAACGTCCACGGCGCTTAACTCTGTTTCTCCGTCCAGGAGTATGACCGAAAAAGTGGTCACAAAGTTGGTGGCAGATGAAAGACTGCCTTGCTGAGTAGCGATAAGGGTGCCCGGGCCGACAGCTCTGTCACCACCCTGTGAGACTATGCAGGATTCACCCCGATTGTGGAACCGCGTTGTAGGTCCCGTGAGATTTAATCGTTTATAGGCTCCAAAATCGGTGATAGAACTGTACGTGAGGGGGCCTTCGATGTTGGCCGTGCCTCGACCTAGGTACACTCCACCACTGGAAGGCCAACCCGTAGTGTCCTCCACGTTTGCAGACAGTGACCCGATAATGGGAGCTGATAACCCCTGATAGATTTTTGACGACTTCTTGACAAAGCTGGTGTCCGAAATCGTCACCCTTCCAGTCGCCTTCGCCACCCTGTATCTGGGGATGCCCTCTCCTTCGCCGATGCGGTCTAGGGCTCCGTCGACGCTGTCCAGGTCAGTAGCCAGAAGGGCGTTAAATACGTTTTGAGACTGTTTTACGTCTGCCTGTGCAGCAGCCTCTAGTATCGAGAGGAGACCTCCGCCTACTGGTAGGCGTCGTACCCCCAGGCGGGAGGTGACGGCATCAATCATTTCCCCTAATTGCTGGGGATAGGACAAAGGTTTGGGAATTTGGACCGGCAAGGAGGGTTCCTCTAATGTTGTGAGGAAAAGATTAGCTCTTCTGGTAGTCGCCTCTTACCCCGTATCGGATAGGCACTGGTCTGTCCGTCCCTCTGACGACGATTGAGGCGTCGATGGACGCGACGGGCCCGTTTTTTTGGATTCTTATCGCATCCACTCTAGAAACTGAAGGATTATTGGTTACCATCTTCCGAACAGCGTCCAGGACCTCGGTAGGGGAGACATCGGCTGTCGAATTCCCCACCTTGAGAGGTAACCCGAACCCCGGATGGTGGAGTAATTGCCCCTGAGTGACGGATAGCTCCACTCTCAGGCTCTGAATTATATTGGTCAACCCGACCGCCCAAGGGATATCTCCGTTTGGGGTCACGACCAAATTATTATTATTGTCAAGCAGGAAATCGACTCCTCCTACTGCGACCATGGGGTCGAATTCGTCTACTCCTGGGATGGATTTTGTGATATAGTCATCCTCTTTGGGGTCTACGTCTGAAGGGATGTAGATTAGCGACTGAGAGTTTACGGTGTCTGGCAAAAAGGCGCTCACCCGCCCACGTTGGACTAGTGTATATCGATTCATATCTCCGTCTCCCGAGACGGTAATGATGGTGTTCTCCATCACATCACGCAAGGAGTCAACGGTACGTCTGGTACGACGCACACCGTCAGACCAAATGTAGATAGTTTGCCCTATATAAAATTGACTAGACTTCCGGACAACTACCTCATTGCCAGACCCATTTACTACTATGTCAACATTAAACCCTATCTCGTCCACATACGGCTCTCTGAGGCCGTTTAGGGTAGCTATTTCGTGCCATCTAGAAACGTCTCCTAAATATTGTTGGGCCAATCCCTCTAGGGTGGAGCCGTAGGGAAACGGGACTGCAAATTTTGACGTAGGAATCCGAAACGCCGTACCACTCCCTCTTGCCAAACCCGCCATAGCCTGGATTCGGGCCTCAGTCGACGAAGACTCATCGGTAGAGGTAGCTGCCAAGGTATCCATAGCTATTGCTGCATTATTTAACTCATTCAGGAGGGTGGTATCTGACTCGGACGGGGCAGTTCGGCGCACGATTAAGGGGGTTATCCCATATGTATCGTTGTACGTGTCGCTACCTGCTCCTAGTGCGGAGGCGAGCGCGTCTATCTGGCGCCTAAAATCATCTCTCTGAGTCTCCAAGTCCTTGCGAGTTCTGCTGAGGGCTGCCTGCAAGTCGTCGGCAATTTGCTTTCTGATGGTGTTGTCGAGCCTGAGAGAGGAGAGTTCCATATCCTCAGCCCCTCCACCAGATTTGGTAAAATCGGGAGGAGTACTAGTGACTCCCTGTTGGACGCCCGAAACCTTGCCTCTGTATGTGTTTCTTTGCAGAACAGCCGGGTCATTAGCCCGACTCATATTTAGCTTTTTTCTGTCGTCCGTGATTAGAGCTGTTCTGGTTATTTGTGCTATTTTCGTCTTGGACCAGTCCATCTGTCTGTTGATATCTATTTTAATCTGTTCTGGTAGGTCCTTTACGGTGAGGTCCAGCCCCAATAAGTCATTTGCTAGTAATATACCCTGTCGTAGAGGCTCAGTGATAGAATTGATGTCACCCAGCAGAGCACCGACTAGGTTTTGGGCGCTCTCTACCGCGTTCCTGGCCGAGCGTAGCGTATTGAGGATGTTGGCGACCTTGCTGGGGTTTCTCGAAATTTTAGTACTGACCCTGTCAGGAGTTCCACCGGCCCCCAGCTCGATACGCCGGTACGCCTTGAAGCTTATATCGTAGATGTACTCCAGGGGAGAACCAGCATTTTTACTGACATTGAAGACTTGCGGGGTGACTAGATAGACTGCCTGGTCCTTCCAAATAGCGAAGGCCAGTCGGTAGTTTCTTCCGTGGTGGGTTTTTTTGAGCGCTGCGTAGTCCTCAAAAAATCTCTGTAGTTGACGGAATTGGTAATACCCTGTAGACTTCCCAATGGAAAATCCAGAATCGGCACTATCTTTATCAAATTCTGAAGGCGAATGAAGGTTGGTATTTTCTGGGAGTTCCCCTACGGCGTTCCTGAACGCGGAGAGGGTATCAGTGGCGAGCCTCGATGCCGCATTGATGGTCCCACCCAGTAGAGCCTGACCAACATTCCGGGTGTTTTGCTGTGCGGCCGCCCCCCTGCGTGGGAGTACCCCGGTCGAACCGTGGATATTTATCATCCTGAACGGGGCTCCGTTGTGCTCCTCTACGATGCCCCCCAACGTGGCGGTGGTAGAGATGGCAAAAGGCATACTGACTGACATCGACTCGGGAGGGATTGGTAAAGTGAACACTTTCCCATCGGGAGGGATTCTGTGGGTTATCTCCCCATCCTTTTCCTCCGCCTGGCAAATGACCAATTGGTATGGATACAGTTTGTCCCACCGAGACGAGTCGATGTCTTTTTGCACCCAAAAAGAATCCGACT